TTGGGATTAGACGATGAGGAATCAATACTGCAAGTTATAAAGGACTTGGACGATTTTGAGGTGCCCGGGTTTGATGAGGAGACATTGGAGAGACTAACCAAAGAGGTGGAAGAATCCGTTGCAGAGAGTATGCAGCACATCGGAATTAATGAAGATGAAGAAGAAGATGAGGCTCATTCCGAAGCCGAAGGTAACGGTAAGAAATATGTCAGGATAAATACACTCTACGATAAATCAGAAACCGATGAGGACGAACTACCAAAGGTAAGTGCGGAGGCAGTAAGCAAGCGCGGCGATGTTTGGGTGTTGGGTACCCATCGCATTATGTGCGGCGATATGTTGAACAGTGAGGATGTATCGCAGTTGATGAAGAATGACAAATTAGACTGCATATTTACTGACCCGCCTTATGGAATAAACATATCAATGAGAAGGCGAAATAGATATCAATACAAAGACTGGGACGATTTTGAGAATGACAATCCCGAAGTTTATCCTGAATTTATTAGTGATGCGTTGAAAATGTATCGAAGCAACGCAAGGATAGGATGTGTAATTTACCTATTTACCGGAAATCTTATATCAAAGGCACAGTCAACGTTAGAGTTTATAAAAGCAGGTCTCCATTTGCAAGGCGAGATTATATGGTATAAAAATCAGTTTAACCCATCAAATGTTGACTGGAAGAGTATGCACGAGAGTTGTCTCTATGGTTGGGTGGCAGGCTCAACACACACGTGGAACGGTGGTGGCGATAAACCATCCGTTTGGAAGTTCGCCCGAAACTTTAATGGGGACTATATGCACCCAACACAGAAGCCTGTCGCTCTGGCGCGGTATGCTTTGGAAAACTCAACAAACGAGGGCGACTTGGTTGGCGACTTTTTCTTGGGGTCAGGGTCTGCGCTTATTGCGTGTGAGGGAGTTAAACGTGCGTGCAGGGGTATGGAACTCGTTCCGCAATATGTGGATGTGGCTATTCGCAGGTGGCAGTATATGACCGGTAAGGATGCAATACTGGAGGGAGAAAACAAAACCTTTCAACAGATAAGCGAAACAGAGCAGGTGTTTTAATATCAATTTATTATTATTTTTGCCCGCGCAATAGCAATGTATGGAATCCAAACCTGAGTATCTAAATTTAATTGATTATGCAAAATACCTGTGTGTATCAGATGAAGCAATAAGACAAGCAATTAAATCGGGTCGCATTCCAAAATCCGCCATAACCACATCTGAGGGAGAAGGGAGAGGCAATAAAAAGCGAATTTATATTAATAGACGAGAAGCAGATATCGCTTGGGTAGAAAGCTATAATCCATCACAGGGAAGACAAAGCAGGGAATCAAAACAGCGTATTGAAGAGATAAAAAAGGAGTTGGCAACGAGTGATACTTCGGTATCGGAACAGGAAGTAAAGAAGCACGTATCATTTAACGAGGCGCGGCGCAGAAAGATAGTAGCGGAGGCTACCAAAACACAAATCGAAGTGCTGCAGCTTCAGGGCATTCTTGTTGAAAAGAAAGTCGTTTATAAGCAACTATTTGAAGCGGCACAAATCCTGCGCGATGACATCTTGGCTATTCCCGACAGAATCTCCGCAGACATATTGGCGGCAGATGGAAACATCAACGAGATAAGGAGATTATTAACGGAAGCACTGGCAGAGCCACTTGAATCACTATCAGAATTATATACTAAAAACATTGGGTAATGGAGAATATATATGACATTATACCGGAACTGACACAGTTAGAAAAAGAGATGCTAAGTTTAGTAGAGGGGTTTTTTGCAGGCTTAAGACCGGTTGAAAGAATATCGCCATCTGTATGGTCTAACAAATACAGGTTTCTATCTTCTGTTGCCGCATCTGAGCCCGGTAAATATAGAATAGAAAGAACACCATATCTTAGATTTCCGCTTGACTGCCTTGGCAATTATTCCTCATATCAAAAAGTTGTATTCATTAAGGGAACACAACTTGGTGTAACAGAGGCAGCGTGTAATTTCGTTGGCTATACCATACACATCACTCCCGCAGGAATCCTGTATGTGATGCCCACAAGTGAGATGGCAGAGATATTATCAAAGACAAGAATAGACACACTTATAGAAGCGTGTCCGGAACTGTCTAAAAGGGTATCCGCCCCAAAGAGCAGGGATGGTAAGAACACCATCACAATGAAAACTTACCCGGGGGGAGTTCTACGACTAACCGGAGCGAACAGCGCGGCGGGTCTGCGCTCGTCCCCAATGCGAAACCTAATTTTAGATGAAGTAGATGCATATCCTGTCGATACAGGCGAGGGAAACCCCATAGACTTGGCGATTGAGAGAACGAATACTTTTGAATACAAAAAAAAGATATTCATATTAAGCACCCCTACAGTGTCCGGTATATCCGCCATTGAGCGTGAGTTCTTTGGAAAGTTGGATGAAGAGACAGGGGAGATGGTAGGGGGTACCGACCAGAACTACTATTACATCCCTTGCCCGCATTGCGGAGAGAAGCAGCGACTTGTATTTGAGAATCTGAAATGGGTAAGCGGTAAACCTCAGACTGCAGAGTATATGTGCGCCTATTGCAGTAAGATGATACAGGAGCGGCAAAAGGTTAAATTCTTGGCAGAAAAAACGGACGACTATCCGGAGGGCGCAGAATGGATACCGATGTATCCCGACAAGGTAAACGACAAGGTAATAGGATTTCATTTGAACGGATTATACTCGCCTTACGGTTGGAAGTCTTGGGAAACCATAGCCAAGCAGTTTGAGGATTCAAAAAACGTTCCTGCGAAACTGAAGGTATTCGTTAACACTGTTCTCGCTGAGACGTGGAAAGAGCGGGGCGATGCGCCCGAATATAAAAACCTGTATAACCGCAGAGAGCAGTACCCCATTAATTCCGTGCCGACTGACGTGTGCTTCCTTGTGGCAGGCTGTGACGTGCAAAAGGAACGCTTGGAGGTTGAGGTTGTAGGCTATTGCAAGGACAAGCGCAGTTATTCCATAGACTACCGCGTGTTCGATGGAGACACGGCAAAGAGCGATGTGTGGAACCGCCTTACAGAGATGTTGGACGAGAGGTGGATTAGCGGACACAGAGAGTTATCAATTCAGATAATGGCGGTTGATACAGGATATAACACGCAGCACGTTTACAACTACTGCAAGAAGTTTCCAAAGAACAGGGTTATACCTATCAAGGGTATGGACAAGTTGGGTGTGGCATTCTCGGCTCCCAAGTCAACAGAGGTTACTAAGGCAGGAAAGAAAGTCGGGCGGGTAGGTGTGTATGGCATCGGGGTATCTATGCTCAAGACGGAGTTCTACGGTTGGCTGCGCTTGGAAAAGGATGAGAACGGCGTGCCACCACCCTGCTACTGTCATTTCCCGCAGTATGATGAGCACTACTTTCGTGGTTTAACCGCAGAGGAAAACGTGAGAACAGTAACGAGGAAAGGCTATGTGGTGTATGAATGGCGCAAAAAGTATGATAGAAATGAGCCATTAGACTGTCGCATCTACGCCAGAAGTGCTGCCAGCATATTCGGAATCGATAGGTTGAGACCCGAAACACTGGAAGCCATATCAGGCAGGACCGTAAGGAAGGTTGTGTCAAAAGTTGCACCGGAAAGCGAGATATCCATTCCAACACAGCCAACAAATATTCGCAAGAGACGAAAGAGCACTTATATGGATTGAAATAATATGGATTTATTAAATTTTATCCGTTTATAATACCAATTTATTAAATTTTCATTTTCACACATATTAGCGTGGTAATTTAAAGCTTTTTCGCGCTATGCCAAGATTTACCATTGAAGAATACAACATCCTGAAGGAAGCCTATATCAAGGCGGTTACTTCCGGTATATTAACAGTATCGTATGGAGATAAGAGCGTAACGTACAGAAACTTGTCCGATATGCTCAAGGCGTTGGAGTTAATGGAACAGGACTTGTTTCCTGAGCGATTTGGACGGCGTAGAAAACTGGCAGAGACAGAGCGAGGTTATTTTAAATAGAGGCTAATCAAAAGATACTATATGAAAGTATTAGGTTGGGAAATTAAACGCGAAAAGAAAACCGGATTAAGTCCAAGTGAGCAGAAGACTTACTTCGACCTTCGTAAGCGTTACTACGAAGCCGCAGACAAGGGCAGGCGTGGTAAGGCATTCGCCCGCGTTAAGAGTACCGGTCCCAATATTGAAATCGTTAGCGCGCTATCCGAACTCAGAAGCCGCTCGCGCCACATGGTTAGAAATAACGGATGGGCAAAGCGGGCAGTTGAGGCAATTGTTAAAAATACTGTAGGCGAAGGAATAAGACCCGCGCCTCTTGGAACGATATCCGTAAACAAAAAAGTTAAAACCATTTGGAGAGAATGGGCAGAGACAACCGCGTGCGACTGGTACGGTAAGAGTACCTTTTACGGTTTGCAAGAAATAGCGATGCGTTCCATTGTTGAGGGCGGGGATATCATTGTAATACTTCGCAGAACTCAACCGCAAAGAGAAGATGAACTGCCCATTAAAATACAACTTTGTGAAGGAGATATGATAGACCACTCAAAGAACGGAGTTAACGAACAGGGGGTGGCTCGGTTGGGTGTACAGTACTCTAATGAAGAAGAACTGTTAGGATACTGGCTGTGGGATTCGCACCCGGGGGATATGGGATTCTACGGACTTGGATTAAGACAAAGCGAGTTTCATAAAAAGGAGGATATACTTCACGTTTTTGAAATACTTAGAATCGGACAATCTCGTGGTTTACCATTTGGGGTAGCTGGATTTATGAAGATGAGCGATTTTTCCGATTACGAAGACGCTCAACTCTTTAAACAAAAAGTTGCGGCGATGTTCTGCGCTTTTGTTACCGGTAACGAAGAATCAATACCCGAAGAGGGCATCGTTGATAAGATGGAGCCCGGCATGATTGAATATTTGGGATTGGGCGAGGAAATAGCCTTTGCAAATCCCCCTACGGTAGGGGATTATGACACCTACAGCACAAGAA